CGTGACAAATATTTTGATGGATTGACCTTACACAGTAACACAGTTACATATCAAGACGAAGCAGTTCTTACACTTAGTGGCGGCTCTATAACAGCGTTTAAAGGTGACAAACTTACACAAGATAATACATTTACATATAACGAAGCAAAATGTAGACGAGATTTAGACTACATTATCAGCGCAGCTGGCTTTGATATTGCTATGGGTACAAACTATAATGCCATAACACAAGGTCTTTCTTATCAAAGAGACAGTGGCGCAGTTGTACAAAGTAGTCAACTTTCTCAAGAATTAGCATCTGTTGGCTTTGCTGGAGATAGAGTTTCTGAACTAACTGATGTTGCCGATAATACATTATCGTTAGCACGTTCAAACGGTTACTTTGATACTGTTTTAGATATTATTGAAAACGGTAATACAAATTCAGAAGAAGTTGGCACTACTAGCGATATATCAACTACATTATTATTCCCAGCACCAGACGGTGTTGATTCTAATAAAGTTGCAGCTCGTGATAAACTAAGAGCAAACAGACAATTTATTAAAGATGAAGCTGATGCATATGCTAAAAATGTATTTGGATTAGTTGGTGCACCGGACTTTGATACTATTAAACTACAAGTTGGACAGTGGGTTGATGCATTAACTTATGATGTTCTTTATGGCGGAAATGATGCAAGTACTACACAAGCAAGATTGTATTTTACTGACACTAGTTTAAATCCAGACACGCCTGCAGGAGCGTCTGGCAATGTAGCAACACTTACAGCAATAACAGGCCATTTACGTAGCATTATTTCAGACATATTAGTCGGCACTCAGATTACACGGTCAGCTGGTAATGCATCTTTACAAGTCACATCTGGAGCAAATGCAAGTAGTGCAGAAGGTTCAGAAGCTTCTGCAAACTTACAAATTATTCAAAATGCATTAACAAATGCAGTATTACCTAGTTCACCTACACTACCGAGTGTCACTTGGTCAACACCGTCATTAAAAGATGCTAAAGTTGATATTGATAATAACTTAGCCGAAGCTGATGCTGATATTAACATTATTGATCGTACAATAGCATTTATTGATAGTAATACTGGTGTTCGAGCAACTATTCTTGAAGACATAACAAATGCTGTTACAGTCAAAGTTCGTTATGACGACGGATTTAATCCTGCAGGAACTAATGTTGCTGCAAGTTCACCATTTAACGGAACCGATGACATTGTGCTTAATGGTGTAGACCAAACAGGTATCACAGTTACTGGTATAGATACAACAAATGAAATTGATTATGATATCGGTTGGCATTATTCACAAGATTCACGTAAGCCAATTAATACGAACTCACAACTTTCCGTTGGAAATAAAGGTGGCAGAGACGTAGCTGCTGACATATTAAGACAAAATAAAATTAATATTCAAGAAGAAGTTTACGACTTTATGGACAGACAAGCAACTGATGCGGTTGCTGCTGGATTTGGAACATGGGCACAAGTAGAAATTGAAACAGCAGGCCCGTTAACCGGAGTACTTGCTCCAGTTAAAGGTGAAACACTTACTCAACTTACTACCGGAGTAACTGGTGTTGTTAAAGATGATCCTGCTACATTAGGTGGCGTAACAACCTTTACACTTGTATCACCTAGTGGTACATTTAATTTATCTAATGAGTTTACTGGATCAGAAAGTGGACCATTAGGCGTAGCAAGTGTTCCTACATCAGCTACTGTAGGTAAGTTTACGTTTACTACAAAATGCTATAGAGACATTGGATATATTGTTGACGCACTTGTATTTGACTTAGCGAAGGGCCGAAATGACCAGTCAATGGAAATACAAGGCAAATATTACGAAGGTGCAGTTGAAGTAGGACAAGAAGAAATTACTTCACAAGCAATTAATAATATTAAAACTATTGCAAGCGGATTGCTTAACACAGCAGGCGCAGCGGCACCAATTGCATCGACTATTACATCTTGGAAACTAACACAAACTGTTCCGCAAAGTGAATCAGGTGCAAGCGGTGTTGTAGATAATTTAATCGATACTATTGTATTTGCATTCAATAGTGAATATAGTCCAGCACTAAACAACAAAGACATGGATGTGTTCTTGATGAACGATGCTACAATTATACGTAATTGTACTGTACAAGGACACGGTGGATTTATGACAGTGCTTGATCCAAATGGTCAAATTCTTACTAAATCTCCATACATACAAACAGGTTCAAGTTTCTCACAATCAGTTAACGAACAAGCATTTAGAGGTGGTATGTTTGTTGACGGATTTAATGGTAACATGCCATTCGAAATTGTTGAGCAAAAAAATGGCGATCCATTTAGATTATATGCAAGAAGTAAAAGATCTCAAACAGAAGTTCTTGGAGTAGGCGTTGGACACGGCTTGTTCGTAAGACGTCCACAGTTACCAGCACCGTTTTATGTAAATGGTGTACGCTATCAAGTTAACTCAATTGTAAATCACGATATTGAAAACGGTACAGCAGAATTTATCCTTGATAAAACTTCTGGAATAAGAGCAGGTAATCAAAACGGACTAGGGTGGCAAGGACCTGTAACAGGTTATACATATCCAGGTGGGGTAAAAACTCCTACATACGGACAAAGTGAAAATTATCCTACTATATTACAAACAGCTGGTAACAGATCGCAGCTAGGTAATGACTTTACACAAATTAACGATTTAGGTTACGGACTACTTGTTACTAACACAGGGTTGTCAGAGATGGTTGGTATGTTCACATACTACTGTCATGCAGCCTACTATGCGAACAATGGTTCAGAAATTAGATCCGTAGGTGGGTCAAATGCGTATGGTAACTTTGGTTTAGTTGCAGCAGGCAGTGATCCTAACGAAGTTCCAGCAGCAGGTGCATTAGCATATGATACTGTACAGACAGCAAAAGTTTATGTGAATGACCCGGCACAGTTTAGTGCGGACGCAAATCAAAGTTATGTATATGTTTACGACACAGACTTTACTCCTTTACCAGAAGGTGAAATTGATATTACATTTGAAAATCGTCAAGCTATTTCAGATTTAGATCTTGGTGCTGCTCAAATTACTATTACTGGTCACGGGTTTACTACTGGTGAAAAGATTAGAATATCTGATAGTACGTTTACTGATAGTAGTGCAATAGACAACGTAACAGTTGTTGGTTCAACTATACAAGTAAACGGACATCCATTTAATACCGGAGACAGAATTACTATTTCTGGTACAACAGGTGTTACTAATTTAAATGATGATCATTTTGTAAGAGACACTGGTGCTAACACATTTACTATTCACAACAGTTCTGCAGGTGCAGCAGCAAATAATGATTTAGTAGCATTAACTGGTACTTGGGGTAGTAATGGTACAGTAACATATAATATTACAAGTGGTCTAAACGGAGACTTTTTTGTACAATATATTGACACTAGTAACTTTACTGTTCATTCATCTTATGCAGATGCCTTAGCAGGAACCAATAAGCCAACTCTTAGCGGTACTTGGGAAGAAACTGGAGTAGTATATCCAGCAGACGAAGTAGGTTCATTTACTGGAAAGTTTGAAGTTGTTAACGTAGTATCAGCAAGTGCTGAAGATGGCGTTGCAGCAGTTGGACAACAGAATTTTACAACTAGTGCTAATGTAACAGCATATTGGGGAGACACAGTAACACAGCAAAATACAGGTGCTGTTGGTTCTGTTGCATATCCACAAAGAACTGCACAAGGTGCAGATGCTAATGGAGATCCAATTATTATAGGTGGAACAACATTAATTGTAACACAAGCTGACGGTGCTACACCATTTAATACTACAGATGATATTAAAATTGAAAGTGTTTGGGACTCAGTAGAATCAGTATCATACAGCGACGGTATTAATATTACTGCTATTGCTAGTCAAGAAGCAGTAGGTGATACTAGTCACTTAGTAACAACATATGACGGTAGCACAGGACTTCCGTTAAATGGTGGCAACGGTACTGTTTGGAAATTGTCTTTCTCAAATCAAACAAATGATGAAAATGCATCAACTGGCGGATTGGCATATAAACTGTATGGTGGCGAAACTGTAACTATTAGACAACGTGCTAAGTTTATGATTGATAATATTGAAACATTACCAGCTCGTCCTAGTACAGCATTATTGTTCCAAGAATCAGACACAGTATACAGAACATTATCATTTGATGAGAAACCTATTACAACGTTTGGCGATACAGCAGATCAAACTTTGCCAGGTGGATACAGAGTAGTATTGTTTGATGCAAACTACGATTATATAACTCCAACTGTTGGATATGATTATTTTGAATCACAAGTTAAAATACAACTCGGAAGTGATCTTAGTTCAAGTATTGCTGTTGACGACACTATTACACAAGGCAGTGCATCAGGTATTGTACACTTTGTAAGTTCAAATGTAGACGGCTATACTACGGTATACGTTAAAGATTGGAACGCAACTTCATTTACAACAGGCGGAGTCTTAACTATTGCAGGCAGCAGTTTAGCAGGTAGTACTCCAACAGAAGTTGTTGAATTTAGTAGTTCAGATACATTTGGTGCTACAGCAGGCGATACATTAATTGCATTAACAAGCCCAATTGCTGATGATGATTCACAATCAAGAATATCAAACGGTGATATGGTATTTGGTTGGAAAGACCGAGTACATACAGTAGTAGGGTATCATGATGGTGAAGGTAATAGTTATCCAGTTACTAGACCAACTAGTTTAGTTACAGGATTCCCATATATTGAAACTGCGGCAGCTCCAAAAATTGATAAATCTACAATAGCTAATCCAACACCTCCGGGTGCAGGTATTGCAAGACCAGTTAGTCTTAACAACGGAAAAAATCCTGTAAGATTATCAATTGGTATTCCAGCAGATGAGCCAGCAGAAATTACAGTTAATATTTCCTTAACTCGTGCAACTGGCCATGACTTTAGTAATATTGGTACTGGTGGTTTTAATACTACTAACTATCCAAATGTTATTTTAGGAGAACCAGCAAACGGTAAAACTAAAAACTTCCACTTACAAAAAGACGGTGAAGAACTAACTGACGAAGATGGAAATGCACAAGTTTGGGAAAGAAACAAAGGGCGTGTATTCTACATGTCAACAGACGAAGATGGATTCTTTAGAGTTGGTAAGTTCTTTGAAGTTGACCAAGGTACTGGTACTGTTAAATTTGAAGCACAAATTAATATTTCAGGACTAGACGGACTAGGCTTTAGAGACGGCGAAACAATTAGTAAGTTTACTGGTGACTCAGGAATGACACCTGTAGACAACAGTACTGTTCCAACTTCATACTCAGTCGAACAATATATTGATAGACGTTTAGGCTGGGATAGATCTATGAACAAGAAGGCAGCTACCTTAGGTGACGGCTTCCTTCCGCAAAAGAATCCAATACTTACTCCAGTATTAGATGTTGATGGCAATGAAACACATTACATAAACATGCAGAGTGGTCGTGTTATTCAATTGAATGACCCAATCGATGACTTAGATGCAACTAATAAAAAGTATGTTGATAATCGCATTTTCTCAAATGACGAAATACAAGAACTAGCAGACGTCGAACTTAATCAAATTACATACGAAAATGATTTTGGTAAAAATGATCTAATAATGCTGACTGGTAATAAACGTGTGTTTATTAAAGTTGACGGAACAGGTACTCCTGAAAATTGGGATATTGGTGATTTAATTACAGGTACTCAATCACAGACAGCAGCATACATTGAAGACTTAGAACAAAAAACACTAGACAATGGTGTTGAAATTTGGTTACTAGTATATCGTCCAAGACAGGTTGTAACAATTACAACAAACGGTGCTGGTGAAAACTTAAATGATTTAGGATTACAAAGAGGATACTATATACGTCAGGCTAATAGTGGTGCTAGAGGTTATGTACTATTTGAACAAGATCAAAGCTCAACTAATGATGCTATTCTTAAAACACAAAGTAACGAAGTACAACTAATAGAAGTAACAGGAACGTTTACTACTAACTCAGCAGATACTCTTATATTAGAGCCGTTAGTAGGAGCAGATGTTACTACATCAATATACCTCGATAATGTAGTTGTAGAAACTGTTAGAGACTTTGAAAATGAAAAAATAGAAAATAGTAACGGTGCATATGGTCAAACAACCGGCGGAACAGACGGCGCACCAGTTACAACTATGCTGGAATTTGCTAACGCAACTGAACAAAATGCTGATCATTTAGCAGCTAATATTGAGCCAGGTGATCCAACTAGAAGTGATATTAATATAGAACTTACTCGTGTTAGAGGAACAAAAGTTGGCAACGATATAACTGACGGCGGCAAAACAACAATCAACCTACAGTTACAAGATGAAGCAATTATTAATTCTGATGTAAACAACGAAGCAGACATTTTACAAAGTAAACTGTTAATGAACAATGCTCCAGTACTTACATCAAGTGCTGCAAGTTTTGAAGATGAAAGTACATTAGGTCAGCGTACAAAACAGGCCAATCAAGGTCTAGCTGCTTTTGATGCAACTACATTTGCTGAAGACCAAATTTGGACATTAGTAGGCTCGGGTGCAAGTACATTTGTAAATGATTTAGACGTAGGCGACATTGTTAAATCAAGATCCAATGACTATGCATATGTTGTAAAAATTGTTAATGCAGCTGGTCCATATAAGATCACAGTAAGAACTGCTGATGTATTTAATACAGGTAATGCTCAGGCTAATAGATTAACAAGAGTAATTGTTAACCAAAGTGATTTTACACAAGACGAACAATCTGAAGCAGTTGTAACAATCGATAGTATTCTAAATACTGGATACATTAATATTAAAGATCGCGGTATTACATTTGATAAGATACAAAACTTACCAGAGAAAACTGTTATTGGTCGTGCAGACATTGATTACGACGGTGACGACGAAGGTGCAGGTGAAAGTGGTATAACTAGAGCTGTATCATTTAGTCAAATTGTTGATGAAGGCGGAGCGTTACAAGATAAAGACTTTGATAGTTCAAATCTTCAAACTATTACCGGCGGAGTTATAATAACTACCAATTATGAGTTTAATGCTACAGACGGACAAGTTATTACGCAAACTGGGCAAACAGGTAGTGGTACAGTACAAGGTAGTGTATTCAGTGAAAATCAAGTAACACTTATTAATGTAACTGGAACATTTAGTAGTGCTGGCACACCAGGACAATTAAAAATTAATGGTAGTCCATTAACAGGCGGATTTGCAAACGGATTTAATATTGCTCCAACTAGTATTATTACTAATCAATCAATTCAAGGTGATGCATTAATAAAAGTTAAAGATGGATTATACGGAAGTACTCCAGTTACAATATCTGCTGCTGGTGCATCTTTAGTAAGAACACTACAAACGGGTGACACTCTTAGTAACATCGACACTACTAGAAGTTTATCAGGTTGGATACACGGAAAAGGATTGATTGTAGACGGATTTGCTGTTGCTGATACAAGCTCAACAGATGGAACATTAAGTATATATTCTCCTGGTATTAATCCAGACGGAAGTAACTCTGTAGCATTTACTGTAGAAGGAACTAAACCAGTTGTAGCAGATGATCCAAATGAACATGTAATGAAAATTCCTTTAGCAAGTGTTCAAATTGGTCCAACAATTATTAACAAAGATAAAACTAACTATGCAGGATATGCAAGTAGTTTTGCACAAAACGCTGATCTTACTGGTGGCAACGATTCGCCATACTTGGTTACACCTTGGATATTTACAAACTTTATTCAAGCACCAGGTGAGCTAGACGGTAGTGCTACAGGTATATCAATAGGCGCAGGCGGATGGAACACTGCTGCTGATGAAATAACTCTTGTTGTTAATGGTGATGCTGATGCATTTAAAGTAGAAGAAGATCAAATTACTTTAAGTGCTAGTGCATCGCAACAGGTTGTTATAACATCAGCATCAACACAATTTAATAATTCAATAATAGTTAAAAACAGTACTGCTACTAAATTTAGTGTTGATAAAGCTACTGGTAATACTAGAACTTACGGTACACTACAAGTAGATGGAGACACAACTCTTGGTAATGCTGCTACTGATACTGTAACATTTACAGCTGATGTTGCAAGTAATATGATACCAAGTGCAAACGATACTTATGATTTAGGTGCTTCTACTATGGCCTGGAAAGATTTATATCTTTCTGAGAGTGTAACATTCGAAGGTGCAACAGGCGAGAACGAAATTGTAGTTCCAACTAACCTAGCAGATGCATTAAGTATTAAAGATAGTGTAGGCGACTTAATTGTACTAACTACCACAACAGATGCTAATGCAGTAACTATTACACCAAATACAACTGTTAGTGGTACACTTGATGTTACAGGCGCAGTAAACTTAAACAACACTACAACTAGTACTAGTTCAACAACTGGAGCATTAATTGTAGACGGTGGTGCAGGTATTGCTGAAAACGCACATATTGGTGGTACACTTGATGTTACAGGTGCAGTAAACTTAAACAAAACTACTGACGCAACAAGTTCAACAGCTGGAGGTAGTCTTACTGTCGATGGCGGAGCAGCTATTGCTAAGAAGTTATTTGTTGGTGGCAATGTAGATGTTACTGGAGACTTTAAAGTTGACGGTAGTATTACACTAGGCGACAATGTTACTGCTGATACACTAACAATGAATAATATCATTACTGACACTGAGCTTACGATGAAACGTGCAGCAAACGGTGCTGGTGGTTTTAATCTAATTCTACAGAAGACAACTACTTCGCCAGCAGTTAATGACGACTTAGGTGTTATTACTTTCCAAAGTAATGGTGCAACACCAACAGATTTAGATCAAATAAAAGCAACTATCACAGCAAACGCTACCAACGTAACAAATACAACTGAAAGAAGTAACATTGTGTTTGCTACAGCAAGTGGCGCAGGCGCAGTATCAAATAAACTTATAGTTAGTGATGAAATTAGTGCAAGCGTAGACTTTGTTTCAAGCGGTACTAATACAATTGGTCAAAGTGATGACTATTGGGCTAAAGCATACATTACAGATAACTATGGTACACATCATGGTGATATCAAAGATAGTAGTGGTAATATAATTGTTGATGTAGGTACAACTGGAACTGACTCAACGTTTACTGGTATTTTTAGTGGATCACTAACGGGTGGTGTGGACATTGCAGATGAAGCAAAAGAACTGCAAACAGCACAACAAACAACTGCTGTTGATGCTGATCACTATATGACGTTTGTTACAGACAACTTAGCTAGTGGTTCAAGAGCTAAACAGACATTCTATACTGCTACTGAATTCAAATTTAATCCAAGCACAGGTGCAACTACACTTGGTGGTGATTTAACTGTTGGCGCAAATGAAATGACAGCAGCAACATTTAATGGTAACTTAACTGGTGATGTAACTGGTGATGTTAGTGGCACAGCAGGCGCTGTTGCGTTTAGTAATGTATCAAGCAAGCCAACTACAGTATCAGGATACGGAATTACTGACATAGTAAGTCAATTTTCTCAAGGTACTGGTATTACTATTAGTGCAGGCGGCGAAATTGCAGCAGATTTAAGCTCAGTTACAGCTGGCACAGCTGATAGTATGAAAGTTAGTAACATCAATACTAATGGAACATACTATCCTGTATTTACAGACTCAGCAGGTAACAGCGAAAGTGTATACAATGACACGGCTAACTTAACTTATAATCCAAGTTCAAATAGACTATCAACTACAACATTTGTTGGTAATTTAGAAGGTAATGCTTCATCAGCTAACTACGCTGACTTGGCAGAAAAATATGTAGGCGACGAAGCTTATGAGCCCGGAACTGTTGTAGTATTTGGTGGTGACCAAGAAGTTACTACAACAAATACCAAAGGTGATCGTAAGATTGCAGGTGTTGTGTCAACTGATCCTGCATACTTGATGAATAATCAACTAGAAGGTGATACTGTCATTGAACTAGCATTAACAGGGCGTGTTCCTTGTAATGTTATTGGTACTGTTGAAAAAGGTGACATGCTTGTAACTAGTGCAATTCCAGGGTATGCTATCGTTGATAATGATCCTAAACTAGGAACTGTAATTGGTAAAGCAGTAGGAACTAAAGATGACGATGGTAGAGGCGTTGTTGAAGTAGTTGTAGGACGTTTATAATAAATATAGTAAAGCGGAGACAAACATGGCACTAAAAACTATAAACCTTGGTAGCGTAGCAAACGACGGTACTGGTGACGACTTAAGAGAAGCATTTGACAAAGTTGTTTATAACTTTGCAGACTTAGATACTAGGACACCAGAAGCAACTACTGTTGTAAATCTTGGCACAGGCGAAGGGTTATACTCTAGTAAAAGCGAAGCAGAACTACAATTTAAATCACTTGTAGGCGGCAATAATGTAACATTATCATCAGATAGCAATGAACTTACTATTGATGTTGATGCTGGCGTAACACAGTTTATAGTTGCAGCAGACTCCGGAAGTTTAGTTATCGTTGAAGATACTACGTTTACTATACAAGGCGGAACATCAATCACTACAACTAGAGATGGCAACAACATTAGAATTGATTCATCTGCTTTAACTAAACTAGAAGATGATCCGGCACCAAAACTAGCAGCAGCTCTTAATGCCAACGGACATAATTTAGGTAATGTTGGATTAATAGACGCAACAACAGTAGCAGCAAATTTTACCGGAAACCTTACAGGAAACGTACACAATATTGATATACGAGATCTCAACTACTTTAGAGAAGAATCTAATAGTTGGAACTTCAATGGTATCGCACCTACAGCAGTAACAAACTTATGGGACTTCCTATTTGCTACAACTACTGTTGACTTTGGGACGATTGCCGGTAATAGCGTTAATGTAAGTTTAGATCTTGGCACTATTAACATCTAATTTTTCGATAAATACTGCTATATAAAGGGAATCTTGTATGGCATTGTGGACAGCAAAAAATAATATTAGTCTTCGGAGTATTGAAGAAGGCAAGACTCTTCGAGCAGAACGAGAAGGGGAATCGCGCTCTGCTGAATTACTTCCAATAGATTTAAATGTCGACCCTGATGCAACATTAGAAATTATAAGCGGTATACTACCTCCTGGATTACAAATTAAACAACATACTATTCAAGGTACTCCTCTTGAAGTTGCTAGAGAAACAGAATTTAAATTTGTAATTAGAGCATCCAAAGATACAGAAATTGATGACAGAACTTTTAGAATAAATGTAAGTGGCGCAGATAAACCAATATGGGAAACTAGTGCAGGATCGTTGGCTGTTGGTAATAATGATGCATTTTATATACTTGATAATAGTCCTATTGATTTTCAATTAATAGCAAATGATAGTGACATTGAGGCAAATCAAACTTTAGAATATTTTATTGCAAGTGGAGATGGAGAACTTCCGCCAGGAATTAAATTAACAACTGATGGCAGACTAGTAGGTGTTGTTGACCCTGTACTTGCTATTGACGTATTAGCTGAAAGCGGATACTATGACAGTAACCCATACGGAACATTTCCGTTTGATTTTGGAGTGCGTAGTGCAAATGGTTATGACAGTTTTTATTACGACACAGCGTTTTATGATAAGAGTATTGCTACTAAATCGCCAAAAAAACTAAACAGGAATTATCAATTTCGTGTAAGTGTATCAGACGGTGATACTATCGAAAAACGTTTGTTCAGAGTATTTGTAGTTGGAGATGATTTTTTACGTGCAGATAATACACTTATGCAAGCGGCTAACACATTGTTTAGTTCAGATGCTTCTCATGTTAGAACTCCAGTATGGTTAACTCCAGCAGACTTAGGTTATCGTAGAGCAAATAATTTCCTTACAATGTACTTAGATATTATTGATTCTAACTCTATTGTTGGATTTGTTAACTATAGTCTCAAAGACTTTAATGACGATGGTACACCTAGCCTTATACCACCTGGTACAGAATTAGATTCTGGTAGCGGAGAAATTGCTGGTGTTGTGCCTTATCAACCAAATATTACTAAAGAATATAAATTTACTGTAAGAGCAACACGATATACTGATATTCCTAATAATACGAAACAATTAAGTTTTACTACTTACGAAGAAACATTCCCACAAACCAGAACTCCTGCTAAAAAATTAATTTTACAACGCCAGTATAAAATCTTAACTACAGAAAATACAAATTTTACTGAAGTTGGTGCTGTAGATAACAACGTTGGAACTAACTTTGTTGCTGCCGGGCCTGCTAGTGGTGTTGGCACTGCTCAACAACTTAATACGTTTATCTTAAGAATTAAAAAGAATCCTGATTTAAAATTATTATTAAATGAAACTTTTAATATTAAAGGAACTATATTTGAAATAACAGCAATTAACAATGCTGATTTCCGTTATGATGTTATTACTCTTTCTAAACCATTAGATGCATATTTAAAGGCTGATCAAACTTTTACTAAAACTATTATTGAGAATAGTAAAGAAGATACAAACTCAGCATTCAAAGATAAAACATTTACTGTTAAATTATTAGGCGAAGTAGATAGTACAATAACATGGCAAAGCGATAATGTTTTAGGTACAATTAATGCAAACTTAACAAGTACATTTAGTATTGACGCAACTACTAGTGTGACAAATGCTGTTGTTCGTTATACAAAAACTCAAGGAAGATTGCCCCCAGGGTTAGATCTAGCATTTGACGGAGAGATATTTGGTAAGGTGCAACAGTTTGGCGAAAACTTCTATCGTAGTTTTTGGAAAACCGCAAGAAATTATGTTGCAAACGATATTGTTAAAGTAGGTACAGAAAAATATAAATGCTTACTTGCGCATACTGCATCTTTAGACTTTGTTAGTGACAGTGCTAAATGGGAACCATATGAAGGATTTGCAGTTTCAGGACTCACTGTATTTGATAATAACGATCTAATACTTGACGGCAATACTACTAATATTGACAAATCATACACATTTACAGCGAAAGCCGAAGATCAGTTTGGATTTAGTGCAACTACAAAATCATTCACTATTAATGTTAATGATCCAAATGATTTGACATTTAGCAACTTAGTTGTTAAACCTTTCTTAAAGGCAGATCAAAAATTCTTATACAGTAGTTTTATTAGTGACCCGGTTATATTTGAACCTTCATATGTTTATCGACCTAACGACCCTGAATTTGGGCTACAGAAAGATTTAAAAATGTTAGTGTATGCCGGAATTGAAAATCTTCAAATGGAAAAATTTGTTGGTGCAGCAGCACAAAATCATAAAAAGAAACAATTTAAGTTTGGAAATATTAGATCAGCAGTTGCATATGAACCCGGTACAAAGAATCCTGTTTATGAGGTTGTATATGTAGAAGTAATTGATCCATTAGAACCAACAGTGGGCAATACAAAAAATAGTATAAATGTTAAAAGTAAAAATGATAGATTAATTAATAGCATTGAACACGAAAGTAACGATAATTCTTCACTAGCAGGGTCAGGCGAACCTTATAAGTTTAGACCTATTTCTAATACATTAAAAATTGATAGTGATGCTATAAGTATAGACGAAGATAAACAAACTAAAAAATATATTAGTAATATAACTAATATGCGTAATAGAATACAAGCAATTGGAATTACAGATGGTAATTTCTTACCATTATGGATGAGAACCCCACAAGAGAATAATATCGAAGAATTAGGATATGTTCCGGCAGTTGTATTAAGTTATTGTAAACCGGGGACATCAAACGATGTTCTATTAAACATAAAAAACAGCAGATTTGATTTTTCAAATATTAATTTTACTATCGACAGGTATGTAATTGATAGCACAAAGGGAAATAGTAACGACCAGTATATACTATTCGCAAATTATGACTTTAATATTTAATAAGATAAATACTGCACTAGGAGAATAATATGTCAGACGTACCAGCAAATAATCCAATCAGTATAACAGATTTAGATACAGAATTTCCTGTACCAGGTCAAGATAACGATTCACAAGGATTTCGTGATAACTTTAATGTTATTAATACAAACTTTACTTCATCAAAAGCTAGATTAGAAGATTTAGAAACATACGCAGTTAGAAATGAATCAAACACAACGTTTGTTGCTTTACAAGCTGGCGGAACAGCAAGACTAATTAATCCAACACTACAAGGCCAAAGAGAAGTAAAATATAATGTTGGCAGTACAGTTAGTGGTACTAAAACAATTTATTTTAATGGCGAAGAGTCTGGCAACTATCAAACTATTAATTTAACTGACGACACAACATTGAACATCGATAGTGCAAGTTCTCCTGATTCTGGCTATTATCAAAAAATTACATTAAACATAACAGCAAGTGGCGGAACACATAATCTACAGTGGGACGGTACGTTAACAATTAAATTTGATACTGCTAGTGAGGCGTTTTGGAATAGAGATACAACCAGTATCAGTTCAATTACTCCAGATGCAGATCATCTTATTGAGTTATGGACATTCCAAGGTTCAACAACATACTATGCAAAATACATTGGAAGTTTTGATTAATATGCATCCGTTGTTTGAAGGAACGTCATCTTTGACAGATCAAGAAATTGAAGACAAAATTATATTGTTAAATCGAAGATATTTCCAAACACAAAATCCACAAGTACAAACTCAAATCACGACACTTCTTGATGACTACAAATTAGAACTTGAAAGTCGTAGAGCTCGTCAAAAACTTGATGCACAACAGCAACAAGAAAATGGCGAAACAGGACTTGACAATCTTATAAAAGTAAGTTAAACTACGAGTATGCTTATAAAAACAGACTCTCTAGGTATTCCACGATTCTCTAATAGAGATTTAATTGATATGATCTATACCGGTCATGCGGATAAAGTTCATGTGGTGTTGTGCGATGCAGACGATGATGTAGACAAGTTCAATGCCGCTATGGAAGAACAGGGTCTAGACAAACTACAAAAGTATATTCCACTAGACGTAGATCAAAAGACTTTTGACGGTGTATGCCAAAGTGAATGGTTTATGCCTGATGAATACAAAGACATTAATGTATATGAATATGTATTACACAAAGCAGAAAGACCTTGTCCACAACACGTACAAGATCGTATATGGGAAGAACTACAAGAATATAAAAAACGTGATATGCATAACTTATTACGCTATATGATCTATCTTGTAGACTTTATGCGTGAGAATAAAATTGTATGGGGTGTAGGTAGAGGTAGTTCTGTAGCAAGTTATGTGTTATACTTAATAGGTGTACACAAAATTGATTCAATCCAGTTTGGCCTGGATTATCAAGAGTTCTTAAGATAAATACGTATATAATTCACAGGAGAATTAAAATGGCGATAAAAGGTAACGCAAGAAAAACATATAAAACTATGCGAGGCAAAATGGTTGACATGGATCAATTACAGCAACGCAATGAACTTACACCAGCAGTAGGTAATGCTCGTGTAAATGCACGTGGTGACGAAATAGGCCCAGGTGGCAAAATTGTTCGTAAACGTGAAGATCTAGTACGTGAATATTATGAAAATAATAATACTGTACCAGATGAACCGATGCCTAGCGAAGTTTCAGCAAATGTTGTACCAGACGAAGTACCAGCTCCAGTTGCAAAAGCAACAAAGACCAAAGCACAAAAGAAAGTAGAAGAAAAAGGTATCGACGAAGATCCTAAAATGGCTGCTGAATTTGGCGATGATCAAGATTGGGTTGAGGACGCTGACGGCAACTTTGTACCAAAAAGCGAGGCGTAAATGGAAATCAATGCTGGATCAGTGGGCCTCCCCACGAGAGTTAAAGGAAGTGTACGTCCAATTCGCAATCGTGTAATTGTTGATAGCATGGAATTTGGTGAACAAACAACTGCGGGCGGACTCATTATCTCATCAGACGATGGCAAAGATAGAGGCATTAAGCCTCGTTGGGGCCGAGTTGTTGTTAAAGGTAATGAAAATGTCGATCCGTATCAAGTCGGTAACTGGATACTTATTGAACACGGACGATGGACACGTGGTTTTGAAGTTGAACTAGAAGACGGTACTATTGAAACTATGCGAACAGTAGAAGCAGAAAGTGTAATAGGTTGGCAAGAAGAACAGCCGCGTAATACAATATTTGGTGATAAGCACGGTGCTGGAGATGTAGCATCAGTAAGACCAGAAGATTTTGGAGCCGGAGCGTAATGACAAACCCATTTGAAGATATTGAAACATTCGGCACAGCATGTGACCAACCACCAAGTGAAGCAAACTACAAAATGTATCTTGATCTAATCCGTGAGGAAACAGACGAGCTAGAAGAAGCTATCCAAGACAACGACAAAGTCGAACAACTTGATGCTCTAATTGACATCTTAGTTGTTACTATGGGCGCAGTACGTGCCGCAGGTTGGGATGGCGAAGCGGCCTGGAAAGAAGTAATGGACACAAACTTTGCTAAGATTGATCCAGACACAGGCAAAGTACGCAAACGTGAAGACGGCAAAGTACTTAAACCAGAGGGCTGGAAAGCTCCTGAATTAGCACAATTCATAAAATAACTCAAAATAATACTTGACTTCTAGAAGTTTATAAGCTATAATATAGTATATAAATTACTAGGAGTCTTTATGTTATTACCCACACCGCAAACAGCAGGCCTTGGCACGACAGGCGCTACTGGCATTGCACTTATGATTTTACACACAACAGGATACTTAACTGGATGGGCTTGGCCTATTCTTTACGTATTTTTAATCGTTTCTGGCATTGGTCAAGAAAATAGAAAAGGTAAAAAGTAATGGCAATACACGCAACTATCGACTTAGAAACTATTGATACAAAGCCAGGTGCTACAGTACTAAGTTTAGGAGGAGTTAAATTTAATCCTTTTGACGATAGCGAGCCCCACAGCGAAATGTATTTTAAAGTCTGTATTGACGATCAAGATAGTTTAGGACGTACATCAAGTGACGATACTATTGCTTGGTGGGGTAAACAAGATCCAAAAATTATGGAAGAAGCATTTGATCAAACTGGTGCCATTAGTGTAGAAGCTGCCTTGAAACAGATTAGTAAATTTACTGTTGGCGTAGACGTACTATGGGGACAAGGTTATGGGTTTGATTACACTATTATGGAAGATATGTTTCGTAGTAAATCAATGCCAATCCCATATAACTTTTGGCAAGTAAGAGATAGTCGTACACTGTTTAGTGTATGTAAAGAAGATCCTCGTAAAAAAATACAAAACGATTTGCACAACGCACTAGCAGATGCATATTATCAATCAAAATCAATACAATTAGCATATAAAGAACTCGGAGTAATAAAATAATGAACCCACTGCCTAAAACGACAGACGACGATACACAAAGATTAGTTAACGAATATCTGAAGAAAGGCGGCGAGATCACTAGATGCGAAGAAGGTAAGCGTACTGAAGATATAGAGTATAAAGGTAACTTCTACACAAAACGTAGAAAGAAAAAAGAAGATACTGAAAAGGATGGTTAGATGGTATGACTGGCCAGCGGCCGTAGTATATTCATATCTTATTATGTATTTCTTCTTTACAATTCCTATCTTTGGTGCTATAATAGCATATATGATATACAAATACTTATGGGTACAGGTGTATTGCGAGTTTAGATTACAACAGGAAAACACATGACTAATTTTGAAAAAGATCCTATAGTACTAGAGTTGTTGTCAGATGATTTTGAAATGATAGAAACAGACGATGATAAAGTAGTAGATACAGCACAATTATCGTCTAAAGAAATGGCAAGACTAAAACTAATTATAGAGGCAAGTGAATGAAAGATTTATGGGTAGAAAAGTATCGTCCGAAAACAGTAGATGGTTACGTATTTCGTGATGATGCACAACGCAATCAAGTAAAGACTTGGATTAAAGACAAGACTATTCCGCATTTGCTGTTTAGTGGCAATGCAGGCATTGGTAAAACAACACTTGCAAAATTATTGTTTAATGAACTTGATTTAAATGATTTAGACATACTTGAAATAAACGCATCGCGAACAAACTCAGTAGATGATGTTCGCGATAAAATTGTAAACTTTGTACAGATGATCCCATTCGGGGACTTTAAGGTTGTATTACTAGATGAAGCTGACTACTTATCTCCAAACGCTCAAGCGGCGTTGCGTGGTGTTATGGAAGAGTATCATACTACTGCTCGTTTTATTCTTACTTGTAACTATCCAAATCGTATTATACCTGCTTTGCATAGTAGGTGTCAAGGTTTCCACATTGCTAAAATTGACCAAACTGAGTTCACAGCTAGAGTCGCTGAAATACTTATTACCGAAGGTGTTGCTCCAGATCTTGATACGCTAGATACATATGTAAAAGCAACATATCCGGACTTACGTAAGTGTATCAACACTGTACAAATGAATAGCGTAGACGGCGTATTAAATAAGCCTAATGAAGGCGATACAGGCGAAAGCGACTGGAAACTTGATATGGTTGAGTTGTTTAAGGCTGGAAAAATACAAGAAGCACGTAAATTATTATGTGGTGCAATTCGTCCAGAAGAGATGGAAGAAGTATATCGTTGGTTATATGACAATATTGAATTGTTCGGAAATGACGAGCAACAAGACAAAGCTGTGCTAATTATTAAACAAGGACTGGTAGATCACACATTGGTCGTAGATCCAGAGATTAACTTAGCCGCAGTGCTAATTAAATTGGCAAGACTATGAGTAGTATTAAAAAAGATTTAAAAAGATTAGGCCTAATAGCAGGTAAAAAGAAAACTAATCAAATGTTTACGGTTGGCATAATAACGTCTACAGTGTTATTATTGTTATTTGTTTTAAATGTGTTATCGCAATGACATATCTAGTAACTGATAATTGTATTAAATGCAAACATACTGACTGTGTATCGGTTTGTCCTGTAGATTGTTTTTATGAAGCGGATAACTTCTTAGCAATCAATCCGGACGAATGTATTGACTGCGGCGTTTGCGAACCAGAATGCCCTGTGGGAGCAATCGTCGCTGACAATGCAATACCGCCTGAAGAAAGAGAAAAGTGGGACGAAATAAACAGGAGAGTTTCAGATTGGAATGTAAACATTATCGATCAACAGGAACCTCTACCAGAAGCAAATGATATGGATGGATATCCTAACAAGTACGAAGAATTTGGTATAATACCAATTAAGGACATTACAAATGGGTAAAGGAAGTAAACAACGGCCTAGAGCAATTGATACTAACACTTTTGAAGATAACTGGGACGCGATCTTTAATAAAAAGAAAACAGACTACAAAGAAGTGCAACAAGATATTACCGAGCTAAACGGCGACGGTAACAGAACTCGTGGAAGGTACGGCGAAGACAATGATAAAAGCGATACTAGCATGTGATGATTACGGTGGAGTAAGCAAAAACGGAACTTTGCCTTGGCCGCATAACTCAACAGATCTGCAATGGTTTAAAGAAAACACAGCAGGACATATTGTTATAATGGGATCTACTACTTGGGAAGACCCTGGTATGCCAAGACCTTTACCTAAGCGTACAAACGTTTTAGCAACTACTCGTAGTAAAGATTATCCCGGTGCTGACATTTATATCTCAGGTGATCTAAATAACGAAATAAAACATATAGAATACTTAAACGAAGGTGTTATTACTTGGATAATTGGTGGCCCTAAGATTATTGAACAAACACTAGGTATCATTGACGAATTTTATATTAGTCGTATACCCGGTGCTTATGCATGTGATACATTCTTGCCTATGAAAAAGATTGAAAGTTTATTTAAAGTTAAGTGGGAAGAAGATCACGACTTGGTTAAGTTTCAAATTTTGGAGAAAAGATGATGATCGATATATTACAACACGTAGCAGGACTATTAATTTTATCAAGTATGATGTTAGCTGTCTGGACTAGTTCTGTGATGCTAGGTGAGCGTAAAGAAAGATACCGAGCAGGTACACACGACTATTACGACAATCCTATTAATAAAAAAGATATTACAAATAAAAAGAGAATGATAGAAGAATGAAACAGTATCTTGAAGCACTTGAATACATTTTAGAAAACGGAAAAGATCGTAGCGATAGGACAGGTGTAGGTACACGTGGCGTATTTGGTTATCAAATGCGTTTTGATTTACGTAACGAGTTCCCTGCTGTTACTACAAAAAAACTTGCTTGGAAAAGTGTAGTAAGTGAACTACTATGGTTCTTAGAAGGTAGTACAGACGAGCGTAGACTTGCCGAAATACACTATGGTAAAACTAAAGATCAGCTTGTAGGCAAGAATACTATTTGGACAGCCAATGCCGATAAACAAGGCAAAGATCTTGGTTATCTTAATGATGAATTAACTAAAAACTTAGGACCAGTGTACGGTAGTCAATGGCGCAGTTGGAACGCTAGAGGACATCATGTAGATCAAATTGTTGAAGTTATGAAGAATATTTACAACGATCCTGATAGCAGAAGGCATATTGTTAGTGCTTGGAACGTTGGCGAAATAGATAAAATGGCACTTCCGCCATGTCATACTATGTTTCAGTTCCATGTACAAGATGGAGAACTAAGTTGTCAATTGTATCAGCGAAGTGCTGACATGTTCTTAGGAGTTCCTTTTAATATTGCAAGTTATAGTTTACTTACACATATTATGGCCAAGTTGTTAAATCTTAAAGTAGGCGACTTTATATGGACTGGAGGTGATTGTCACATTTATCAAAATCACTTTGAACAAGTAAAAGAACAAATCCAACGTGAACCGGTAAAAGGTCCTACACTCTGGATGCCTGAGTTTGGTACACTATTTGAAATTGCAGAAGCAGATCCTACAATGTTTGTATTAAAAGATTACAATCACATGGATAGTATCAAAGCGCCAATGGCAGTATGATGGGAGCCAACTGGCAGACCGATCAACAAAGATCTATCGAAGAAAAATTTGCTTGGACGCCAATACGTAGTGGATCTAACAAACGTATATGGTTAAAGCCGTATTATATACAACATACTTACTATGACGATAATGGTAAGCCTCCTATTAAAGGAGCAAGTTGGGAATACATTTATACCAAAAACGAATACTTAGTAGAGCAATTAAAATGAAGCAAAAATTTATAGATGCATATATGGATGTAGCAGAACGATTTGCACAACTAAGCTCTGCAAAAAGATTACAAGTAGGTGCTATTGTTGTTAAGGATGATCGTATTATAAGTATTGGTTATAATGGTATGCCCACTGGGTGGGATAATAAATGTGAAAACGAACACTTTAAATCAAAGCCAGAAGTTTTACATGCAGAAAGCAATGCTATCGCCAAACTTGCAAAAAGTAGCGAAAGTGGTGAGAACGCTGCAATTTTTATTACACATTCTCCTTGTATCGATTGTGCTAAACTAATTTATCAAAGTGGTATTGCCGCTGTGTACTACAAGCATGATTACCGTAGCACACAGGGCATTGAGTTTTTAGATAAATCTAGTATTGATGTTATTAAAGTACTTCACTCATCTCCGTAAATAGTTAATACTTCTTTAACAGCGTCATGCCTTTCGATATCTCCTTGTTCAAAGCGGACTACGTCCAAGTGCTTATTGTTGTCGTGTGATTCAAGATGACCAATAAAGTCAATCAAACCGTTATCTTTTAAACGATCTGCTTGCGCTAAGTCACCAGTAACGACCATTTCAGAATTTTCGCCTAGCCTTGTTAATAACATTTTCATTTGGTTAGGGGTAGCGTTTTGCATTTCGTCAGCAATAATATATGCATCTTTAAATGTTCTACCTCGCATATATGCCAAAGGTGCTATTTCAATAATGCCTTCTTCTATCATGCCTGTTATCTGTCGTGCGTCAAAATATTCTCTTAACACATCAAACACTGGTCTTGTCCAAGGTGCCATTTTTTCTTCTAATGTACCTGGTAAGAACCCTAAATCTTCGTCAACTGACACTGCTGGTCTTGTTACGATAATTCTATCAATTGTACCTTCTTTGAACTTCTTTACAGCGGATAACACTGCTAACATCGTCTTACCCGTACCAGCAGGTCCAATAGCAAATACAATTGATTTACTATCGTCTAGTAGTTTAAGTATGTAATTTTCTTGATGTTTATTTCTTGGAAGTAATTGAACTGTGTGTTTTTTTTGAATTGTGTTAAAATCAATAACATTGCTGTTACCGTTTGCGACCCGTTTATCACGAGCTTTTCTTTTTGCACCCATTAAGTCCTCCTATGAGTTATGGAATATAATAGGACTGTGCCACGTATGGCATTTGCCCTACAAAAGTATTTACCTTCTGCTGTAGAGAGAAAAACTATACTATATGTGTGTAGAACTGATAAATAAGTATACAATAGAATATAGGACTTTATCACATGCAAGATGTAATGAACATTATTAAAAACGTTGAATCTATCTATGATAGCAATACTGCGTTTAACGTACTAAAAGACTTTGAAAAAGTATTAGACGAATTAGATCTCTACGTGTACAAGAACTGGGAAGACGGCGAACTTGCAATGGGTCCTAAGATTGAAAGACATTGGGTTACTTGTTCTTTTATCTGGAAACGAAATAATATGCCAGATCCAATGGGCGGCAAGCGTTTGTTAGATTACGACTGTAAAGTACGTTATTCTAAGGATACTATGATAGTTCCACGTAAGATTACTAAACCAGATGATGTACGTCCAGGAAGTAAAAAAGGTAAGCTCGATCGTAAAGATATTTGGATCGTAGAAATTCAAATGCCAAAGAAGTTAATAATGGATATTGTTGGTGATATTGATACTAGTTCATATGCCGAAGAGCCTGCCAATGCCGCAGAAACACAAGCACAAGCTGAGGCACAACCAGCAGATGTAGCAGTTGCAGCGCCAGGCGCAGCCGCAGAAGCAACACCACAGGAGACAATTTAATGAGTTTACGTGAAGGCGACTTAAAAGACATGGTTAGTGACGTATTTGAAGTTGATTCATTTTCTAGTAAAATGGGAGATGATAAAGATATTGTTACACTAAGTTTTAGTTTAAATGAAAAAGCTCCAGCTGACGACTTAATGAACTTCTTAGAAAGAGGATACGGATTTATTCTTGATGCTGATGTAACTCCTGGAGAACAAAGTGACGGAACATATAAAGTATTTGTAGAGCTTTCTAGAGATAATAATGTACACGATCACATTTTAGAAATTATTGACGGTGTTAAAAATTTATCCGAGATGGACAATTTTAAATTTAGATACTATAAAAATTGGAGATCAAAGGACCTAACAAAAGAAACGTTAGAAGAATTAGTTCCAAATGATCCAAATAACTATGGTATTAAAGTTGAAGAAACACGTATGGAAAACTATAAAGAATTTTTTAATAACAGTTTCCTAGATCAAATAGATTTAAAAGAATCTACTTTAGTATTAAAAAAGAAGTGGGCTGATCCACTGGTATTTGAATTTATTGACTTTGGTGATGTTAATCATGTTAAAGACAATATCGATGGCAAATTTGATTTAATGAATAGCTATCCTGAAATACTCTTTTTAACTAAGTACCTCGGCGATTACAACATAAGTAAGTACGGAGATAAATTAGTCTTCGAAAATCAGGGTAAAGCCCTAGTAATTAAAAGGAAATAATATGAGTTTTGAATTTAACTTCACTAGAGATCATCTAGCCGCTATTATTCCAGGTAACAAAGATGTTGATGCTTGGTACGATGCACTAGTTGACATTATGCCTAAATATGGCATTACTACAGAACGTAGAGTAGCACACTTTCTAAGCCAGTGCGCTCACGAAAGCAACAACTTTCGAAGTTTAGAAGAAAACTTGAACTACTCAGCAAAAGCACTTCGTGCAGTATTTGGTAGATATTTCGGCGCAGCGCCAAAGCGTGATGCAGACGAATATCATCGTAATCCAGAAATGATTGCAAACTATGTATATATGGACGAGTACCGTAAATACAAAATGGGCAACACTGAAGACGGTGACGGATGGAGATTCCGTGGTCGTGGACTAAAGCAATTAACAGGACGTGAAAACTATACACGTTTTGGTAACAGCATTGACATTACAGCAGAAGAAGCAGCAGAATATGTTGCTACACCAAAAGGTGCTGTAGAGTCAGCTTGTTGGTTCTGGGATACAAATAAACTAAATGACATTGCAGACGGCGATGATGTAAAACGTATGACTAAGAAAATTAACGGTGGAAGCATCGGCTTAGAAGATCGTACTAATCGTTATGTTAATGCAATGAAAGTTCTAGGCATGGATGCAGAAATGTTAGCAGCAGATGATGACGACATTGCAGATATCTTAGATGACATCGGAGTACTACGTAAAGGTTCACGTGGAGAAGGTGTTAAAATTATGCAAGAAGCATTAGGTATAGGAGCAGACGGGGTGTTTGGTCCAGGTACTGAAAGAGCATTAAAGGAATGGCAAGCAGCCAATGGTCTAACAGCAGACGGAGTAGCCGGACCTGCTACATTTGGAAAACTGCTTGACTAAATAAAATTACTATGTTTAGTTCAATTAAAATTGCTATGATCGTCGTTACCCTCTTAACAGCGGGTGGCGGCTTTTTACATTACAAAACAGTTAAAGCTGATCTCGAAACTGCAAAAGCAAACAACTTGCTTTTAGAACAATCAGTTGAAGGACAGAAGGCTGTAATTGCACAACAAAAAGCAGACTTTACTGCTATACTAGCCGCTAACGAAACACTACAAGAACAAAACAAAGTACTAGCTGCAGAGTTTTCGGCACTAGACGAACGTTTTAATAAAATTAACGGTCGAGGTGAAGTACGTGATATAGGCAAACTTGCTGAACAACGTCCTCGATCAGTTGAACGTGTTGTTAACAGTGCAACCAAAAAAGCAATGAGATGTGTAGAAATTGCTATGGGCGCACCACTAACGGAGAAAGAGATAAATGCTACTAAGAAATCTGAAATTAATTCCGAATGCCCTAGTATTGCTAATCCTAACTACATTCCTTATTAGTGGATGTAGTACGGTACAAAAACTAGATGTGTTTTCTACTGAAGTAGAAAGAGCCCCTCTTAATCTTCCTAATCCGGAAACACCCAAACTAGAAGAACTTAGATGGACTATCATTACTAGCGAAAACGCAGCAGAAGTATTTGCTAAAATGCAAGAGCAAGGCAAAGATCCTGTGCTGTTTGGCCTAAGTGATGATGACTACGAATTGTTATCTAAAAACTTTGCACAGATACGTGCTTATATGATACAACAAGGTTTAACGCTTGAACAGTATCGTGAATATTATGAACCTGAAAAGGTTGACAATGACGAATAGTTTTGTTATACTAAATTAATAACTAAAAATTTATGAAAAGAATATATTTAGACTACGCATCGACTACGCCATGCGATCCCAGAGTTGCAGACTTAATGGGGAAATTCCTTACCTTTGAAGGTGAATTTGGAAATCCAGCAAGTAGAAGTCACAGTTTTGGTTGGGAGGCTGATCAAGCAATTGACACAGCAAGACAACAAGTAGCAGATCTTATCGGTGCTGACCCAAGAGAAATTGTATTCACAAGTGGTGCCACAGAAGCAGATAACCTTGCTATTAAAGGCACAGCACAATTCTACGAAACAAACGGCAAACACATTATTACAAGTAAAATTGAACACAAGGCAGTACTTGACCCTTGTAGAGAACTTGAACGTGATGGGTTTGAAATTACATATCTTGAACCAAATGACGACGGTATAATTACAGCAGATATGATTGCTAGTGCAATCAGAGAAGATACTATACTTGTAAGCATTATGTTTATTAATAATGAACTTGGCACTCTTAACGATATAGAAGGCATTGGTAAACTTTGCTTTGATAAGAAAATTGTATTTCATGTAGATGCTGCACAAGCCACAGGTAAAGTTAAAATTAATCTAGAAGAACTTCCTGTAAATTTAATGAGCTTGTCTGCACATAAAACTTATGGTCCTAAAGGTATAGGAGCATTATATATTCGACGTAAGCCACGTTCAAGAATAAGAGCGCAAATGCACGGCGGCGGACACGAAAGAGGCAATAGAAGCGGAACATTACCTACACATCAAATTGTAGGAATGGGCGAAGCATATAGAATTGCTAAAGAAAGGTTTGATCAAGACAAAGCACATGTAGATATGTTACATGATCGTTTGTTAGAAAGAGTCAACGAAGTTGATGAAGTATATTTAAACGGAAGCCTTGATCACAAAGTTAAAAACATTCTAAATATTAGTTTTAATTTTATTGAAGGCGAAAGTTTGATTATGGCTTTAGAAAATGTTGCTGTTAGTAGCGGTAGTGCATGTACAAGTGCAACACTTGAACCAAGTTATGTACTACGTGCTTTGGGCAGAGCAGACGAACTAGCACACAGTAGTATACGATTTAGTTTTGGAAGACAAACTACAATTGAAGATATTGATCAAACAGCAGATACATTATTAGATGTAGTTGAAAAATTAAGACAACTATCTCCACTATGGGACATGTACCAAGACGGCGTTGATATGGAAGCGTTCGACTGGGATGAGTACATGCATTAAGGAATTATTATGGCATATTCAAAAGAAGTAACAAAAAGATTTAAAAGTGTATTATCAAATCCAGAAGGATTTAATGTAGGCAAGTTTGATCCAAAAGATCCTAAAGTAGCAACAGGTATGTCTGGTGCGCCAGCATGTGGTGACGTAATGCGTCTACAACTTAAACTAGATGAAGATGATCGCATTGAAGATGTAGTTTTCAAAACATACGGTTGCGGTAGTGCTATAGCAAGTTCAACAATGTTTGTTGAAATGCTTAAAGGTAAAACTATAGAGGAAGCAAGACAAATTAAGGATAAAGATATTGCAGAAGCATTAGACTTACCACCAATCAAAATACACTGTTCTGTACTAGCAGAAGATTCAATTAAAAAAGCTATTAACGACTGGGATAGCAAAAGAGAAAAAAGATAACACAACGGAGGACCTAAATAATGCCAGCAAAATTTAAACCATCATCAATTGTCAGAGATAAAAATACTGGCAAAAATAGGATAGAACATTTTTATTTAAAGTCTACTCCGAAACAAGAACTGTTAGACTACTTAGAAAATAGTAATGCAAGACCTAAAATAAAAGTTAAAGTTCGTCGTGAACTTGTTCGTAGAGGTCATAAATGTTAGAAATAATAGGCATTACATTTATCTTGTTTATAGCCGTTGCGAGCTTTGTAGCATTGTTATATTGCTTGTTTGATTTAATACTTGGCAAAGCAGGCGGAACTAAAGGACTTGCAGAAGTACCATTTACTAGCCCAATCAGTGGCACAGTGCGTACAGCCAAAAAATCACGCCAGGATCATATAGTATGATAGAGTGGCTTAGTGATTTACTAGGCCGTTTGCTAGAACGTTCGTGGCAACGCAAAGCAAACAAATTTCAAAAAAAATATCCCCGTTACCGAAAGTAACACGTTTTTTCATCATTTAGATAAATATGGTTGACTTACAAAGGTTTGTAAGTTATAATTGCTATATTGAATGAAACCTCCAAGAATTAACATAGAATCGATTCGAGACAAACTCGAAATGGGCGTACTCGTGACGATCTTTGCGTTATCCTTGTTGGGAGTAAACACATACACACATTAAGAGAAACACACATGACACAGATGATTTTAAAATTAAAACAAGACGAACGAGTTTGCAAATTTTGCAACGTTGTCGAAGGTTTATTTTTAGTTACATTCCCGTTAGCCCTACCATTTTTAATAATGGCAGGATCAATGAGATATTAATATGAAGATTAAACCAGCAACACCTGAACAAATAAAAGAATGGCATGAAACTGATTACTGGATGAAAATGGATTTTGATCCATTAGTAATGTTTGTAGTCATACCGACTATTATACAACTTATGGCTTTAGGCTTTATGTTTGGTGTAATGGCCGTAAACAATGTCATTTTTTAAAGCAGTACTCAAAACAGTAATCGGCGTTGGTAGTATAGAAGACGTAAAAGTTACCCCGTTAACTATTATAGTGTTTGCCGCAAGTGTAATGCTTGTGTTCTTAGGCACTGTAACTGCTCTATTACTACTAGCGTCAATTATCATATAAATACACATAGTTAACAACAGAGGGTAAACTATGTGGGAAATGATTGAACAAATGGCGAGTGATCGCTTGTGGATTTACACAGCATTAGTTGGATCGCTATTAGGTTTAGCGTTTTCAACATATTTTCAAAGCACACGTTTAGGTTTATGGCTATATGCCAAGTTTGACTTAACGATTGACTTCTTAGTTAAACGTTATGGATGGACTTGGTTACAACAACCTACGGATGCTTGGCGTAAAAAATATCCACACGTAACAAAGAAAATAGACGAGCTAGAAGCACGTCTCGCTAAACTTGAGGGGAAAAAGAAATGAGTGAAGCAGAAGTAAAAGCAGCAGGGCACCATCCAGCAGATACAAACGGTGATGGTAAAGTTTCAAACGAAGAACAAGCAATGTACTTAGAGTTCAAACGAAAAGAACTTGAAGATGCAGATTTACGTCGTGATGCTATGCGCAACATGGCTTGGTTTGCTTTATTTGGTATGTTACTATATCCATTCGCAGTTGTAGTTGCAGCGTTGATTGGATTAGAGCAAGCTGGTAAAATTTTAGGCGACATGGCTCCGACATACTTTGTTTCGGTAGCAGCGATAGTCGCAGCATTTTTTGCTGGTAATGCATATTCTGACAACAAGAAGAAGTAATCAGTACTAAGTTTATGTAATAGTCTGTACGATAAGTAATTGTATGGACTATTATTCTATTTTAGGCGTGCCTAAAAATGCCTCAGAGAAAGAATTAAAAAAAGCATACAAACAAAAGAGTATGCAACACCATCCTGACCGCGGCGGAGATGAAGAGCAATTTAAAAAAGTTAATGAAGCATACAGCACATTAAAAGATCCTCAAAAACGTGCTAGTTATGATAACCCGCAACCACAGCATAATTTTAATACAGGAAATATGCCTCCGGGATTTGAAGATTTATTTTCTAACTTTGGTTTTGGTGGACAACCTCGTAGACAACGTGCCAACCATGATGCTACAATAGTACTTAACTTAGACTTAGTTGACGTCTTAACAGGAAAAGAATTAACAGCAAAATATCAACTTCCAGGTGGAGGGTTTAAACAAGCAGATATAGATATACCTGCGGGTATAAACGACGGTGTAGGAATTAGATTTCAAGGGTTAGGTGATAATAAAATACCAAATATGCCGCCAGGCGATTTAATTGTTAGAGTAAAAGTTAGAAGTCCGTTAAACTGGTCGAGATCAGGAAATGATCTTAGAACTAAAGTAGTAGTAAGTATATTTGAATGTTTACTTGGCGGAAGTATTGAAATTAAAACATTAGACGGCAAAAGGTTTAAAATTAATATACCAAAAGGAACACAACCCGGAGCAGTGTTTAGTATTCCTAATAACGGCATTCCAGATATGCAAAGAGGTATTAGAGGTAATTTATTTGTGGAAATAAATGCAATAGTGCCTAAAATAGAAAATGAAATGATATTAAAAGAATTAGAGAGAATAAAAAATGCAATTGATTAAATCACCCAATCCTTGGTTAGACAAAGAAGTTAAAGATTTTGACTTTGAGAATCTTGACGCAAAGTCTATTAGTGAAGAAATGATAGAACTTATGACGCAAGAAGGCGGTATCGGACTAAGTGCAAATCAAGTAGCATTAGATGCACGTATTTTTGTAATGAAGCCGCATTTGTTAGAAGACAAATCCCCATTAGTTGTTATTAATCCGCACTTAGAAAGTGTTACAATTAATTATGAAAATTTACCAGAAGGATGTTTAAGTCACCCTAATTTATTTTTATCGGTAAAACGTCCACGGGGTTTAATAGCAAAGTATCTTGACATTACAGCAAAAGAGTGTACAATAGAGTTATATGATATAGATGCTAGATGTTTCTTACATGAGTATGATCATTTACAAGGTATTGAGTTTACCAACAGAGTTAGTAAACTTAAATTAGACAGAGCTAATAAAAAGCGTTATAAATTAAATAAGAGGAAACTACAACATGGTTGAACCAAGCGCAACACTACAATTAGTGTTTGAAAAATCAATAAAGGATGCAAAAAAACTACAGCACGAGTATGTAACACTTGAACACCTAGTTTTTGCAATGCTCTGCGAAGAAAATTTTTATAATGTTGTAAGTGGGTTCGGAGCCGACATTGATTATATTAAAAGTAATCTTGAACATTATCTAAAAAATAACTTAGACGAAATTAAAATTGAAGAGAAAAAATATAAACCTAAAAAAACACAAACTGTAGAACGTGTACTTAACCGTGCATTTACACAAGTATTATTTCAAGGACGTCCAGAAATTGAGTTATCTGATGTATTAGTAAGTGTACTGTCTGAGAAGAAAAGTATGGCAGTTTACTACTTAGAACAAGCAAATATTAGTAAAGAAAGTTTTTCAGAATACGTAAGTTCCGAAGTTGAATCAAATGAAGAAGCAATGGAAAACTCAGGACAAACTGCAAAAGCACTTCGTGCATTTACTACTAACTTAAACGATGAAGCAAAGAAAAATAATATTGATCCTGTTATTGGTAGATCAGAAGAGATTGAAAGTATTGCACTTGCACTAGGACGTAGAGCTAAAAACAATGTACTAATGGTCGGTGATCCAGGTGTTGGTAAAACTGCTATAGCAGAAGGACTTGCCTGGAAGATCGTAAACAATGATGTTCCTAAATTTTTACAAGAATATAATGTTTATAATTTAGATATTGGTTCGCTATTAGCAGGTTCAAAATATAGAGGTGACTTTGAAGAACGTTTTAAACTTGTATTAGCAGGATTAAAAGGCAAAGGCAAAACTATTATGTTTATTGACGAAGCACATATGATTAGTGGTGCTGGTGCAGGCGGTGGTAATAGTGCAAACGATTTAGCAAACATGTTAAAACCTGCTTTGACTAAAGGTAATATTAAAGTAGTTGCTTCAACTACTTGGGAAGAATATCGCAAGTATTTTGAAGTTGATAGAGCTCTTATGCGTAGATTCCAGCGTGTAACAGTTGACGAGCCGTCCCCAGAAGTAACATTAGATATTTTGAATGGTATTAAAAAATACTACGAAGATCATCATAAAACAACTATTTCAGAAAGTGCTATTGAGGCTGCTGTAAAACTTTCAGTTAAATATCAGTCAGATAAAAAATTACCTGATAAAGCAATCGACTTAATTGATGTTGCGTGTTCAAGATTTAATCTCAAAGAAGACGGTATAGATCGAAATGTAAGCGAAAAAGAAATACAATTTGAACTTGCTAAGATGATCAACTTGCCTGAAGAACAAGTAGCAGAACGCGAAACAGAGAACCTTGCTAATCTTGAAAAGAATCTTAAATCAACAGTATATGGCCAAGACGAAGCAATTGAAAGTATTGTAGATAAAATCTTAGTTGCACAAGCAGGACTAAAGCCAGAAGACAAGCCAGTAGGTTCATTTGTGTTTATGGGTCCAACTGGTACAGGTAAAACAGAAACAGCAAAACAACTTGCGTCAGCACTTGGTGTAGGACTAGTACGCTTTGATATGAGTGAATATCAAGAAAAGCATAGTGTTTCTAAACTGCTAGGTTCGCCTCCAGGATATGTAGGTCACGAAGAACGTGGTGGCTTATTAATTGAAAAATTGCAAGAAAATCCTAATTGTGTATTACTATTAGACGAGATTGAAAAAGCACACCCAGACGTTTCACAAGTGTTGTTGCAGGTTATGGACAACGGTAAAGTAACTGGATCTAATGGTAGAGAAGCAGATGCACGTAATAGCATATTGATTCTTACAACTAATTTAGGTGCTAAGGATGCAGAGAAAAATACTATAGGATTTGACGAAGAGTTTGATACTGATAATTACGAAGATAAAGAGCTCAAGAAGTTCTTTGCTCCAGAGTTTAGAAACAGACTTGACGGTGTAATTACATTTGCTAAATTAGGTAAAAATGTAATGATGAAAATTGTTGGTAAGTTTCTTGTTGAACTTAAAGACATGGTCAAAGAAAAAAATGTTATTATTAACATTACAGATGAAGCACTCGACGCATTAGTAGAAAAAGGATTTGATCCTAAAAATGGTGCCCGTCCATTACAACGTGTTATTGACAAAGATATTAAACGTCCTCTATCTAGAGAACTACTATTTGGCAAGTTAAAAACAGGCGGCAACGTCACTGTTAATTTTGTTGACGGTGAGTTTGTATTAGATTGCAAGGAGCAAGTTGTTGAAGAAGTTAGAGACAACTAAACTATTTTGGGGTAAGTATCTATATAAATTATGTATTAATAACGGTATAGGTAGTATATTTAGAGACAAGAACCTTTCTAATGCTAGAGAGGTTCTTGACACACTCCAACAACAATACGAAGCAGGTAAGCCCTTAATGCTGTCTAGTTTTTCTAGAGAAATGCCTGTAAAAGAACTAAGTTTCCTAGATGCACGTAAGCTCTATAAGTTTATTAGTAGAACCAACGATTGGACTTTGCGTATAGAAGGCACTACAACGTGCATTTATACAAACAACAGGGAATGGTTACACACCCTAAAAAGTGCTATTAACAAAGATAATTTACTAGAAATTTGGGAGCCTAATCCCGAACACCTACCACACCTAAATGCTAATACTATTATTGTCGATAAAAGCAACGGCTATAATTATAAAGTTACATTAGGTCCAAAGCAAAGCGATACACAGGGATTTGCTAACTGGGCTAAGAGTAATTCTAAACAAGTACGTGTTGGTCCTACACTAATGCATAACTTAGAACATAGTGGCTATTGTGCAGATTTATATTTCTATGCTAGAGATGATAAAACTGTACAACTTTGTAGCCTAATGTTATCTAATATTAGACGAGTCGACAAATTAGTAGTCAAGTCTAATTTAGATAAATAGTTATATGGCACAAAGTGAAACAATATTAACAAATAATACGCACCCTAGTGATAGCACAGTTCAAACTGTAACTGGGGAAAAGTATAAAGGCGACGGCTACTACGGACGTAGTGACGGTTTCCACACCGTACAATACAATATAACAGGGTTTATTGGTACTGTTAATATTCAAGCAACATTGGCTGTTAATCCTACAGACGATGACTGGTTCACTGTGTATACACAAGCATATCCAGCAGTAAATGACGAAGGTACAACTAAAAGTAACCTTGCTAACTTTACAGGAAACTATGTATGGGTTAGAACATATATTAGTAATTGGACAGACGGCACTGTTAATAGTGTACAATTAAATCATTAAGGCGGAACAATGGAACATTTTATTAGAGTAGTGATGGAGAAACAAGATAATTTAAGCGAAAGTTTGAACGAATCAGTATTTCCAGGTAGTACAATTTATGAATCAGAGCAAGGTGCTAGTATATTTGAAATGCCATTACCTACAGCATTAAGCGAAGAAGCTGCTGATGAATTTGCACAAAAGATAGCTGACTATGTATTTGAGCAAGGCTATGATGATTTTGACATTGAAATTTCAGCAGACGGTGAAATAGATGAAAACGAAGAAACATACGAAGACGACGATGACTTTTATGAAGATTACGGTGTTATGTGGTACAACGAAGATGATGACCCGATAGACGAAGCAGAATACCAAGGACGTAAAGTTAAACTTGGCAAGCCTATGCAAGGTGATGTCAAGAAGTTTAAAGTTTATGTTAAAGATCCTAAGACAGGTAATGTTAAGAAAGTAAACTTTGGACACGGCGGAAGCAGTGTTAAAGGTAAGGCTATGAAAATTAAGAAAAATAATCCTGCACGTAGACGTTCTTTTAGAGCAAGACATAATTGTGATAATCCAGGACCACGTACTAAAGCAAGATATTGGAGTTGTAGAAAATGGTAAAAACAGTAGCAGAAGAAATTAGAGAAATGGGCGATCGCCTAACAGCACTATATAACGAGCCAGTAGCAGTTGACGAAGCAGGTGGATATTACACTAAGGATGTATTTGCTATGATTGAAAAAGTTGGCATTGAACAAGTAATGCGTGATCTTTTAGAATTCCTAGATGGTGATGCAATACAAGACTTTGTAAATCATATGGCTAACAAAGAAGAATAAAATGAAATTATTTGAACTAGATAGCAAACAGGAAGAAATACCATTTGATGTTGTAGAAGATTTAGCTATCTTTATGCGTAACGATCCTATGTTCTATCGCAAAACATTTTTTCCAGCTATGGCTGATGTTAGTGATAAAATGGAACGAGGCGAAAGTATTGATCCTCTTATAATGATGAAGCCTGTTGTAAACAAAGGTGTTAATAGTTATTGTAAAAAGTTTATTAAAGATAGACGTCCAGAAGATATTTTTACAGCTGAAGATATAAGTGCTTGTGCAACAAAGATACAAGCTGAAGAATTACCTAATATCAAAAAAGGAATGTATAAGGCAGAATCGTCATGTTCCTAAGAGAGTTGTACGAAGCACCTAAAAAGGTAGCAGTAGCAGCATTTGGAAGAATGAATCCGCCTACAATAGGTCACGAAAAACTTGTAAACAAAGTTAAGAGCTTTGAAGGTGATCATTATATATTTTTAAGTCAAACCCAAAAACCAAAAGACAATCCATTACCATTTGATGTCAAATTAAATTTTGCAAAACAATTTTTTCCTGGTGTTAACGTAGGACATCCTACAGTACGTACACCAATACAAATGTTACAGATGCTTGAAAAACTAGGTTATACAGATGTTATCTATGTAGCTGGGTCAGATCGTGTAGCAAGTTTTGATAAACTGTTTAATGACTACAACGGCAAAGAATATAACTTTAATAGTATTACTGTAGAAAATGCAGGCGAGCGTGATCCAGATGCAGACGGTGCAGAAGGCATGAGTGCAAGTAAAATGAGACTTGCGGCTGCTGAAGGTAACTTAGAAGCGTTTGCACAAGGTGTACCTAAGCCAGCACTAGCACAAAAAATGTACGATGCTGTACGCACAGGCATGGGCATTAAAGACGAAGTCCCTGCAAATGAAATACTAGGCTTTGCTACTAAAAGTCCAAAACGTGCAACTATAAAAGTAAAAAAGCGTCCACCAGAAGAAGATAGCGTACAAGACAAATTAAAGAAGCGCAGAGCAATGAAAGCTAAAGGCAATCCTGATGCATTTAAAGCGGGCGCACTTGACGAAGGTGATTTAGTAGTAGACAAAGGTTCATTAGTATCATACTTACGTGATATGATACAAAAATATGTTATGGAAGAAAACGATGTTGAAAAACTTTCACAACTATTAAAATTTATGGTAGGCAAAGAAATTAAGCCACACGGTAAACAAAGATATCGTATAACATCTGAAGATATAATTAGGGCATTGAAACGTGGATGAACTGTCTGACATCATACGTCTAGCCGGTGTAAACGAATTCAAAGGTTATACTGAATATACTTTAGAAAATATTAGTGACGCAGCAAATTCTAATGCAAAAAAGATGCGTGATAATAATATAAAGCCCGGAGACGAGGAATGGTTTAAGTTATGGTTCAGTCAACCTAAAATGATGAATCAAAACATGCCACGAGGATTTAGAGGAAGAACAAAAAAATGAGACTGCGTCAGTTATTTGAAGATGGAAGAATTGTAAAAGGTGTTAACACTACTCCTGACGTTGACGTAAATTCTATTTCTAAAGAAGCAGCAAAGTTAGGCTTTACTGTAGATAAAGACGGAGTTCCTCCTACACTAAGTAAAAAAGTAAAAGGCAAATCAACAAATGTTGCATTTAATTTAGGTATGACTGAAGGCAACTTGTTTAAAAATCCTGCAAATACATTCCTTGCAAAATCTGATACAGCATACGATTTTCTTAAAATAGGTGCAAATTTAGCAAATTTAAAAGATGTTCCTAGCAACTCCAATGTAGATGAGCCAGACATTATGATTGCTCCGTACGCAGGTGCTAAAGAAATGAAATATCTTATGAAGCAACTTAATCGTATCGGATATAAAACGCAAGATGCTAGTGGCTACAAAGATGCACACTTTGACAATGAACCTACAGGTGGTAATGCACCTCCGCAATTAAAAAAATTAGGGTCATTAGGTAAAATTAAAATTGATAAACTTAAAAGTGTACAGAACGAAAGACAATGGCACAAACTAGGTAAGCAATTAGTTAAGGTTATTAATGACGATTATGCTCCAATACAAATTGACCGTAAAGGTAGAGTAATTAACGGTCATCACAGACTTGATGCATTACGTTTGACTGGAGCAGAATATGCTCGTGTATATATGGCAGACGATGTAGTAGAAAACATGTTAGGCGAAACATATGCTGATGAAAAAAGAGAGAAAACAAAACGTCAATTAGCTAAACACGATAAAGCAATGGTTAAGTCAGCTCGTGATTCTATCAAAAAATACGAAAAAGATAAAGAACAAAAAACAGATGAAAATTTTGCCGACGGTAAGAAAAAAGGCAAAAGCAGGCCTGGCAGAGTAAAGAAGTCAGGTGCTAGTTGCAATGGTAGTGTAACAGCACTACGCAAACGTGCTAAGAACGCAAGTGGTGAGAAAGCTAAAATGTATCACTGGTGTGCTAATATGAAATCAGGTAGAAAGAAGAAGTAATGTTCAGTAAACAATGTAAATTACATCTAGAAGAAAAAGGCGAAACAGGATGTCAGCATATGAAAGCGGCACTAAAGACAGCCGTTAGACTACAATTACTTGTACCAACACTAATAATACACAGTGTTGCACCACGTTTTTTTACAGACACAGCAACACGAGTAATGAAAGATATACTAGATGACAGAACAGGAACTTAAACACTACATCGAAAAGTACAAAGAACACGAAGAAAAACAGCTAAGTACTAATGAAAGAAACGAGTACTGGAGGAAATACAATGAAGATAACAGACATTGATAAAGATATACTAGACGAAACTACATCAGCAGGCAGTGTTGCAGGTGTTGCTACTCCAGTAGGCGGAATGATTAGTCGTCAAATGAAAAATGCAGACGGCACTGCTAAAAATGCTCTTGATATCGATGCAAACATCTTAGGGCATAAAAAGAAGAAGAAAAAGAACAAGCGATAAATACAGTATGCGAATTAAAGATATAAATGAAGGACCGTTAAAATCAATTCAGCAAAATATTGCTAAGGGATTTACTGCGACACAAAAAGGCGGTGTACTTGCTCCTGATAGTTTAGAACAAGGTATTAAGAAGTTTTTCACTAATGTTGATAAAGCAGATACAAAGAAAAAAGATGCTAAAGGCGGAGCTGGTACAAAAGATAGTGTTACTAAAGCAGATGCAAAGAAATTAAAAGGCGACGGCGAAGGCATTCTTAATCAAATGGCCGCTAAAAGAAAATATAGTAAAGAACTAGCAGGTTATAAAAATTCAAAAGCAGATAGCACTCCTCCACAGGACGCTAGATTAATTGGAAAAGACGGTAAATTATATCACTGGAGCGGAAATAAATGGTTAGTAAGGAATGATGCTAACGGACGCTACGAAGCAATAAAAGACCAAGAGTCAGTAAAAGCAAGTTGGATAGATGCCGCGGCAAAAGGTAAAACAACATATATTAAAAAGGAATCGATGATGAATAGAAAATCAATTGAGGAAGGGTTGGCCGACTTAGCTGATATGGCTGAAAGAGATCACGAAGTACAAATGGCACGTGCCGA